AAGTCGGCAGGATCGGAAAACACTAGCTTACTAGTTGCTGTATTGAAGTTTACTATTTGAGTGTTTGACGGTGATCCAAAAGTAACATCGGTTAAGTCTTCAAACTTATCAACAAACCCAAATGTTGAAGCGGCCAATAGGTAAGCGGCACCAGAACGGATGACAAAAACCTCATCGCCCGCAACTAAAGAGGTAGCTTCCTGAACGCCCGCTAATACATCCCCGCGTGATTGAGGGTTATACATTTCCGAGGTCATAGAATCGTTTACAATCCTATGTTTTGAGGCTGGTATTTGCGTTTGACTTTGTAGCTGAAAGTTTGAAATCGCTACTAATTCTGCTTGCGTTGCCATTTTTACTCTGTTAAGAAGTTTTTATTAGGTCTAAACCCGAAAGGCCTAGTTCTCTTTTTCTTGATAGGGCTAATCATCTGAACGCGGCTGTCAATGCTCTTGCTCTCAATGTAAACCACGCTATCAAATGTAAACTTCACAGCCTTTAACCTATCCGTCATCAAAGCAATTGCCACGCATTGATCGCTCCGTTTCATCCGTAAGATGGTCGCCCTTTCGTTCTCGCCTACTTGGTTGAATGTCCCTCTTGGATCGCTCTGTTTCGTCACACCGAATTGAGTTATGTTAATACCATGTTCGGTCATAAACCGAATGTAAGTAGACAACGCCCAGACCTCCTTAACGTAGTCGGTATAGAATGTAGCCAGTTCATTGGTGGCATCGTCAGCGAGCGCAAGTATAGCGGTCATCATGTCGGCAGTTAAATACGGTTGAACATCGTACTTTCGTGCGTTTAGAATGTGCGGATCAATTAAACGATCGGTTATGTTGGTGGTGAATTGCGAATAGGTCGCTAGCTCTGTTTTAGTCAACTGCATTTTCTTCCTCCTCTTTAGTTACTAGAAATATATCTACCTCCTCATCCGTAAAACCGTAGCTACTTTTTAGTAAAACAGCCGCCTGTTCATAGGTAAATTGATCTTGGTTAAACTTCCTAATGATCCTTTGAAAGCCTTGAATTTGTCGGCCTGTCAAATCCCGAAGAACGGAGTTTGTGATTTCGGGTGTTGTCCCTTCTATTGGCGCAACTACCTCCGCTTCTACCTTTGGTATCTCAAATATATCCCTAACCTCATCGTCTGATAATCGGGACAGAACAGAATCAGGCAACAAGCTGAATGGGTTTAATTTACTGATTGTAAAGTCTAACATCTCACCGTTAACCAAATTTGGTCTAAGTGCGTTTAACTTTTCGGTGATGTAGTTTTGACGGTTTATGATTGAAATATAAAACAAGTCCATCGCGTTTTTTAGCTGCTGCGAATTACCCAATGTTCCTTTTGATTCGAAACCACAAAGCACGGGAGGGACTTCCATTAATCGGCAAACCTTTTCCCCTACTCGAATAGTAGACTTGTCGGTCATATCGATGATCTCTTTATTATCTAATACCGTAATCGTTGGCATTTCTTCCTTGGTTCGCCCTTGCACGTGTAAGATTCGAGCAGCGTCTGGACCACAAAAAGATTCTAGGTCTTCGTTAAACCTTCCTTTATCGGTTAGGTTGTCATCTTCGCTTACTGTTTGGTCATCGATTACGCCCGTAGCTACAACCACTTGCGCGCGCCATCCTTGCGCAATGTTTGATAGTTCCAAAGCGGATATTGCTGAGTCGCTGAGTATGTCTTCCATCCCTGCATAGTAGCTAGGGATAGGATATAGATCATAGTTACGTCCTAGCTTTGGGCGGAAACAATATGATATCTCGCCTAATTGCTGACCTTGATTTCTTGATTCTGCGGTGATTAGCGGTTTACGCGATTCCCATTTTAGCTTACCATCATAGGCGCGATGTGTTACAGTTTTGTTTTCTGCTTTTGAATACTCGCCCATCAGGCGATTAACTAAGAACTCATCGCCCCGTTTACGTATCCAAGGAATCGGAACGCTTTTACTTTCTGCAATTTTGTTGTTGCTATCAAAGAACAGTTTAAGCGCAAAGCCATTTAGCTTTACCTCGTTCTCGACTAGATCAGATAAAACCTCGTTCCATGTTTGGGTATTGTTGGCCATGGTTTTTCCCGTGGCTTCGTCTGCGAATCCGTCCGCCTCAATGAACTGCTTGAGCCTACCTATTGCGATGGTTGCGGTTCCTGAATTGTTTATCTGCTCAATGATTTGATTAGGTAGGTCATCCTGAATGCCGTACATGTACCATCCATTTTGCGACTTCTCAATATAAGCAATAGCATTCTTGAACAGCCTACCAACGGCATCACCAACTAAACCAAACGCGCCTTTCTTTTTATTGATCGCCATTCGCTGAGTTGATCACGTTAAGAATAGATGCCTCAGACTTTGCACGGCCTAACTTTATACCGTTAACGCTTGCGTATTCCTTGAGTTGAACAACGGTCCAAGCATCGTTAGGTGTGTCGTTTGGAAAGGATTGAATCTCTACCTCTGCCGAAACGGTTTCGAAGTTGTGATTGTACTTGTTGGGCCACTTCGTGAATAAAAAATCTACATCCTCATCTGTGAAGCTATTATGATCGATTGATCTGTTTTCTATTGGAATGTGAATAGCGAACTGCATTACTGCCTTATATTTCATAGCGTTGAATTTTTACTAAATTAATCAATAGTATAATCAATGCTTTGAAACATGGCCATAAAAAAAGGCTACTGATTAAAGTAGCCTTTAGGGTAGGGTGTGTAAGTCTGTTTAAAAAAGTAGATTAGTTTGCTCAGGCATGTTGTTTGATTCTTTTATTCTTTGCTCCGCTATTTTAAAATACTCTTCATTCATTTCAATACCTGTAAAATTTCTATTGGTATTCTTGCAAGCTACGCCAGTAGAACCGCTACCCATTGTTAAATCTACTACTAAATCATTCTCATTACTAAAAGTCTTTATTAAGTCCTCTAGTAATAAAACTGGTTTTTGCGTTGGGTGGTGTCCTGTATAATCCTTTTTGTATTTTAGAATATTGCTTTTGTATTTGTTTCCTTCCCATAAGTTAAATGTGCTTGTTGGTGTGTGTTTTAAATATTCATCTTTTATGTCTTTATATTCTCTAAATCCTTCCATTTTATTAATACTATACAATTCAATGAAATTATCGTAGGTGGTTTCGCTTGGAAAATTAAATCTTCTCGCTGTATCGCTATTAAAAGTATCTAATACTGCATACTTTTTAAATCCAGCATTTTTAAAATCATCATAAATATCATAGTTCTTTTTATTTATAAAGTCTCTTACTTTATTTGTATATTTTTTTGATGGGCTTTTAATATCACAATCCTTTTTGCTAAATATTAAAATATCCTCTGTAAAAGAAACCATATTAACCGCAGCACCTAAAGCAACTGCAAAATTATCTTTTTCCCAAGTTGCTCTATAATTAAATGATATATTTGGTATTGCTTCGGTTATCAATTTAGTTGTATAAGGCTCTTGACTAAATAATATCATCTTACCATTTTTTCTTAATATTCGGTTTGCAATTTCATAAACCTTTTTCGGGTCTATTGCTAAATCCCACCCATTAATACCAAGCTTGCGCCCTCCATCAGTGTTCATGTTTCCATAAGGTAAATCGGTCAATATCAAATCAACGCTACCGCTTTCTATTTTATCGCTTTCAATTAAGAAATCGCCTAACCTTAAATCTATCATGGTTTATGTTTAAAATTCGTTAAAAAAAGGCGGCCACTCCTGACCGCCCAACCTTTCACTCAAACCAAAGCCTTTAATCGATGCTAAATACTTTCCTCACAAAATTAACCCATTCTTTGTAGGTTGTGTTATCGTCTAGGCTTGCGCTAATCTTCGCCCCGCTGTTCATTGTCGTCTGATACGTTACGTTGTGTTTTTCATCAGAGGTAATGATTTCAAGCCCTTTTGTCGTTTGCTTTATTTGATCAATGAACACATCCGCAGTGTTTACGCTAAAGCATTCGGGACATCTGTCGTGCGTTCCCCTTGGCGTTATGGTTTGCAGTTCCTTGCGCTCACCTATCCAACCGCATTCGGTACATTTCATTTCTTGCTCCAT